CTTTGTATAAGCTGCCAGTACGAGCGTACTGCAAGCCGCCGGTGAGCATACCAACCGTTGCTGGGTTGATTGTACCGCCTGAGAAGTACATAGCCGCGCCACCAATAACGGTGGGGAGAATGGAACTTAAAAACCCAGCTTCTGGTAAACCCGTGTGCGGGTTAACAGTCAACGAGCCGCCGTTAGCTTTTGCAAGTGTTTGCAAGCTATTGATTTCACCCTTCGTCATGTGGACGAGTTCGGTGTCAGGACCACGACCGTGCGCGGCCAGATGTTTTGCGGCTTGTTCTAGGCTCATACTTTTACTTTCAATACGTTGCTGGCCGTAGTGTCTACGTAGACATCACCCGAACGGAGGTTAGCAAGATCAGCCTGTGTTGGCAAGCTAATTGTAAACTGCCCGGGGTTTGCTGGGTCAGGTTGTGCGAATGTCAAGGCTGAAATTACGTTTGTTGCACCAACGTTCTGAGACGCCGCCAACATAGGAGATGCGTTGTCCAACTGAGTGAAGTACAGACGCAAGATACTTGTAAGCTGGTCCATGAACTGCTGGCTGTACTCAACAGGTGCAGCAGGTAGACGCGGGGCGACGAATGTTTTACTAGCCATGCTTATCTCCGCCCGTCAGGACGCACATCAAGGCGGGGAGCGCCAAGCTGCCATGCTACGCCAAGGGTATTAGAGCCAATACGAAACGCCATCTGACGACCCCGCACTCGGACATAGACATACTGAGTGAACTGCTGCACGTCGTAATATCGCTGGCTGATGTAGTTATCCACGCTCACCACACTCGGGTTGTCCGATGAACCGTAGTTTGCACCGGGGTTCTGGCGTGGACGCACACCAAACGTCACAGTCGGCGCGGCTACATCTGAACCGTCAAAGGTCACATCAGGAATGATGCGAGACACAAGGCCGAAATTATGGCCATCACCAATGTCAAAGTCTGAAGACTGGCAATACGAAACAATTGCGGTCGGCGGAGTTGTTGTACCGTCGTCATTTCCTTGCTCGTGGTACAGGAGTTGACCGTTGTACCCAGCAGCCATAGGCGATTCACGCAGGGGACTGTCCAACCAGAAAGTACGCTCCATATTGCCGTAGTACCAAGTGCGTTCGAGGTGGTTAAAGATTACGTACTTGTCAATTACTGTACTGCCCGCTGAACAGTAGAACCACCAGATTTCGTTGTAGCCTTCGTTAGTACCAGAAAAAAACTGATACGACTGCAACATGTTGATGTCTTCGTACACATACTGACGTAATGAACAAGGCAGAGTCTCCACACGACCTGAGTACATGTAGAACTTATCCGTCCCCATCCAGTAGGTAATGTTGTTTGCCGTAGATACCACGTTGGGGCCAGCAATAGAAATGTTGTCGCCCATGAGCTGAAAGCCCCAGACGTACGGTGGGCCAAGGTACTGCATAGAGTAAATGGCCGCATCGGTAAACACCAAGATTTCTTGACGCGTCTGCTGCGTAGTAATAATTTCTGAACCACGACTGAGGCGGAAATCACCTGCTTGGTTTGTGGTAGCGGGATTCCATGTATAGAACTCTTCTTGCTGGGACCAACGAATCTGTAAGGGGTCAAGCGCAGTTGTAGCGTACGTGCCCGTTGGGTCGTTACAACCAAAACAGATCACAAAACGCGAAGCGTCCGATACCACCACATGATTTACAAGTGAGGGAGTTGTATTTTCCATAGTAGCGCCATTTACTGTAGCGCCCGCAGCCATAACAACACCACGATCAAAAATGTTTGGGTTAGCGTTTACCGCCCAGTAGTACAGAGCACTGCCGCGTGGGTTGAAGATTAGGTCTTCGCCGTAGTTGGAATGGCTCCATAGACGCAGTTGCTGGCTGACGCCGCCGGAAGATACGCCAAGCCCCCAACCAGTAAAAGCCGATGTAACTTGGGTAACTACAGCACCAGTTAAGTGAGCCGCAGCTGTTGTGCCGTTTGCGCCGCGCACGCAGCCTGTTAGCGTGTTTGTTGAGATACCGGAGTATGTGATGGACTCAGTGTCAACGACGATGGTGCCTGAGGCCGTAAGACCCGTAGCGCTGACTACATCAATAGATGTTTCGCTTGTATCAAGGTCTTCGTTTAGCGTAGTAGTAGCAGAACCGGGAACAACACCGCCCCAAGCACCCGCACCCCAACCTGTAGCCACTGTGTAAGTAGCCAAGCCAGTAGTAATCTGATATGTGAACGTAGCCGCGCCAGTAGTGCCAGAAGACGTGGCGGGGGAGCTAACTGAGATGTTGTACTGGTTACTGTTCAGGTAAGTAATCTGAAACTCTCTATTTAACGCAGCCGCTGGAATACCGTTGACCGCGCCGCCGACACCGGAGATTGTTACAAAGTCACCGTTCTGTGCGCCGTGACCCGGGGCGTTGACTGTTACCGTTGTTGAGGTATTGATGGTTGTGAAAGCGTTTGAAGCCACCGCTGTGCCAGCGGGGTTACGCAGTGGCGTGATGTCATAGAACAAACCGTCTGGGCCGTTCTGAATGTAGTATTTTAGGTTGGTACCTAGCGCCAAATAGTTGTTACCCGCAAGCGAGACCCAATTCCACATTGCTCGACAGACACCCCAGTACGAGCCAGTCGGCGGCTGTAACGTAGCTTGAGCAGTGCCGGTATCTTTAATCCAGCCGCCTAACTTTTCAGGAAAGCCCGAGCGGAAGCGAATCTTGTCGCACTCAAACCAACCGCCCTCGTTTGCAAGGGTCGTACTTTCACGGTTGACACCGGGGCGGAATTGGAGTTTTTGT